CTCCAGGTACTCGCCGCGCTCGACGCGCTCCTCCTGCATGTGCCGCGACAGCCGGTCGCGGGCCTCGTAGTCGCCGAGGTACGCCGCGGCCACGTCCCGCTCGAACTGGGCACCGGGCTTGGCGCTACGAGTGAACTTGTCGTCACGGAAGCCGCGCTCCTTGTGCGCCGCGTAGGTCCGCTCCTCCGACCCGACCCGGGCAACCTGGTCGTACGCCGGGCGGGGAGCGGCCGGGCTGACCGAGCGAACCAGCCGCGCGGCCTCCTCGTCGCGCTCCTTCTCCGAACGCAGCTGCTCGACTTCGGCCTGCGCGGCGGTAAGGGTCTGGTCTGCGGTGTCGCGCTCGGCGATGGCCGCATTGACGGCCTCCCGGGTCACGGACGTGTCGCCGGACTCCAGGGACGCGCGCATCGCGATCAGCGCGTCCTGCTTGGTCTTGCGCTCGGCGGCCGCCTTGGTCAGACGGCCCTCAGCCGAGCGGATCAGGTCATCGATCGTAGGCACGATCCATCTCCTTCTTCGCTGTGATGGGAAGTGGCCGTCGTCCAGGTCGGGCGGGCCGCCGAGGCATTGCGCCGGCGGCGCTCGCGCGAGGCAGAGCATGGCCGTACACCCGCCCGGTCGGGCGGGTACGTGTGTGGGCGGGGCTCAGCCCGCGATGGCGAGGTCCAGCAGCGACGCGAGCTCTGCGCCGGGCGCGACCGGGCGGGACCGGACGGTCGCCGAGGTGGCCGGGTTCGCGCCGTAGCCGCAGATCGCGACGTCGCCGCGGTGGATGTCGTACGAGTTGATCCGGTACTCGGTGTAGTCCGGGCTCCACTGGCCAGACACGATCCGGACCTTGAACGACATCTCGTCGACCAGCCCGGCCTCGACCTTCGGCACGATGTAGGCCACGTCGTGGTCGCGCTCGTCGAGCTCCGGAGCGCGCACGTCCAGGCCCTCGTCGAGCTCGGCCAGAATCAGCGACCCGTTCGTGGTCCGGGCGATGCGGCGCAGATCCTGGTGCTGCAGGACCAGCGGCACGTCCAGGTCGGCGCGCTTCAGCGACTCCGCGCCGGCGCCCGCCGACACGAGCTCGGTGTACGGGCCGAACATGTCCCACATCTCGTAGCCGCGCTCGTAGACGGTAGCCATGCCGCGGAACTCGCGGCGCCCGGCCGTGGGGGCGGCCCGCATCGTCAGCTGCGCACGGGCCAGTAGTGCCCCGCGGGCACCGGTCTCCGGCGCGCAGCGCCGCTGCGACGGCCTGTCAGCGCGGGCGCGCACCGCGTCGCGGCGAGACAGCGCGGCCGCGCCGCACTCCTCGCGGAAAGCGTCGGAGATCATGCTTTCGCTCCTGTCGGTGTCGCAGCCTTGGCCGGCCACAGCCGGTCGAACTGGGCGTACTGCTCCTCGGTCAGCGGCTGCTCGTTTTCGTAGCCGCGGGCCTCGTCGGGGGTTAGGGTGCGCGACTCGATGCGCATCTTCACGACCTCGGCGCGGGTCTTCGGGTCCATGCGCAGAACTGCGGCGTTGGCGTTGAGCTTCACGAACTGGCCGCGGGGCAGCCACAGGCTCAGCGCACGCTCGCGGCGGGTAATCGCGGGCTGCAAGTTCATAATGAGCAGCTGCAGGTTGCGCTGGTCGATGCTCGCGTAGGTGATCGACTGGCCGGACACCGCGGCGTCGATGACATCTCCTGGGCAGCCGAGGTAGCGGGCGATGTCGTTCACGGAGAACTGCATCATCTCGATGAACTGCGTCTGGTTCGCCGGGACCGAGATCATGCTGTATTCCCAGTCGGCGCCTGTCACGAAGATGTCGTGGTTCTCGACAGCCGCCTTGAACTGCGTCTTAACCTGCGTGGCTTCAGGCTTGTTCAGCACCTTCGCCGTGTTCTTCAGGACCGCTGTCGGCACGCCGCCGGACGCGAACCAGTCCGCGGCGAACTGCTGTGCCGACAGATAGCCGCTGATGCCGTACGCCGCGTACGCGATCGGCGACAGGCCGACGGGCAGGCCGGACACGGTGAACTGCCGCTCGTGCCACACGTCCTTCGGGTCGTACTCGGTGCCGCAGATCCGGTACTTGAGCACGCCCTTGCGCTGCAGCACCGTGCACTGCTCCACGGGCTGCAGGTCGATGCGTGCCGGCAGGCCCAGTGCGTTTCGTTCGGTGATAATCCCGAACGTGTTGCCGTACATGTCCAGGTCACCCTGCGACGAGTACATCCACTCCAGGATGTCGACCCGGTCCCCGCCCGGGTTGACGAGCATCGGCGGTTTGGCCACCTCGACCTGAATGCCGTTGATCCGACGGTAGGCGTCGACGGGCATCGTCGAGATCAGGTCGCCGCGCAGCCGCCGGCAGGCCCACACCGCCGAGTGCCGCATCGCGGCGTCGCCGGTGACCGCGCGGGGCGAGCGGCCACCCATCCGGTCAGCGACCAGCTGCTCGGCGGTCGGCTGGGCGCGGGCGATCCAGGAGGCGATGCGGGCACGGAAGTTGTCGAGCACGGGCACCCCCTCACATCACCGAGTCGGCAATGTTGTAGTCGTCCGGCGGGGACACCCGGTACCCGTAGGAGGCGTTCGTGATCGCGAACAGGGGCGACACGTCCATGCCGACGCCGAGGCGTTCCCACACCCAGGAGTCGCCAGCCTTCTTCTTCGCCGCGCTCGCGATGGAGGCCGTGAGTGGACCCTGCTCCGGGTGACGGATGTCGCGGGTGGTCACGTCTTTGCCTGCGATGCCGTCATAGAACGCGCCGCACTCGGCGGCAACGTCCGCGGTACCAGGTGTCAGCACCTCGATGCCCGCCGCCTCGAAGTCCGGCAGCAGCGAGCGCGCTGGATCAGCGGCACCGATGACGACCGCGCAGATCTGGCGCGACGCCTTGGCCTTCTTGACCGACTCGACTACCCATCCCGATCCCGCGCCCTGCTCGATGAGCTGGCCGTGGCGCAACCCGTCGGCACGGCGGCCGAAGATGGCGATAGTGGCCCGCGAGCGGTCCGCGGTCAGGCTGATGCCGATCGCCACACCGCCCTCAGCCTTCGAGCCCGGGTCGCCAGCGTCGGTCCACTCGGCTTCGCCGATGACCTGCCATTGCTCGTCCGGGCTCGGCGGCCACACGCCCAGGTGCTCGGTGGCGAACTTGCCCGACCTGCCCGCGGCCGTGAAGGCGCGCAGCTGGTCGACGAGGAACTCTTCTTCGATGCGGATGCCCAGCGCCGGGTTGCAGTCGTACCAGGTATCGGGGTCGCTCTCGTCCGCGCCGGGCTCAGGCGACCACTCGTAGTAGGCCATGCGCGGGTCGCCCTGCATGCCGCGCCTGCGGACCGAGGGCAGCATGGCGTCCTCGGGCATCGGCCCGGTGTCCTCGTCCGGCGGTGTCGAGGTGTAGGTGATCTGGTGGTTCGGGATCGTGGCCAGCGTCGGCGTCTGCGCCGCGAACTGAGCCGCGGTCAGCGCGTACGCCTCGTCGAAGATCAGGCGCGAGCCGGTGAAGCCACGGGCACCGCCGACGGTGCGGGCGACGAACTTGAGTTCCCCGCCGCCGGCCGCGCGGGTCAGCGTGATGCCCTCCGCGCCCTTGGAGCGCGAGATGGCCTTGACTCGCTTGGTGAGCCAGTCGCTGCCTTCGATGATGTCCACCAGCCGCTGCATCGCCTGGACGGCGGTCGGGAACAGGTGGGCCGAGTGCAGGATCATCCGCTCCTTGAGCAGGAACAGCCCGCCCAACTCCTCGGCTTCGGTGAAGCCGCCTTTGCCGTTCTGGCGCGGCACCAGGACGACGACCTCACGCGCGGCCCAGCGCCCATCGGCACGGACGCCGAACGAGTCCACGACCATCGACGCCTGCCAGGGGTCCAGCGGGCGGCCGATGTGGGCCATGAAGTCGACGATCTCGTGGCCGACTTTCGAGCTGACGTAGTCGGGGACCTTACGGAGCCGCGGCTCCTGACTGCCGAGCCTCGCGGCGTGGTGCCAGCTCGTCCTCGACACTGGCGGCGATACGGTCAAGGTCGCTCACCACCTTGCCGCCGGGAAGCTTCTCGATATGGTCGATGACGGTGCGCAGTTCCTTGGACAGGGCCGCCAGCACGCGCCCGTCGTTGGCCGGCGCGCCGCATTCGCAGTCGCAGCCCGCTACGTGCTCCGTGGGCTCCAGTTCGGCGGCGATGAGGTCGCGTATGGCGACGAGAGATTTCCTGAGGTCGCCCTCGGCGATGACATCGACGAAGTCCGACACAATGCCTCCACTTTGGACGACAATTCAGCCGGACCCTAGTTGATCTCCGCCGTATAGATCGTTTGGAGAGAGA